GCGCCATTGCGCTGCTCAAGACTACCCATTCCACGAGTTGAGACACCAAGATTAACACCACCTTCGAGCAATCCCTGTACGATATTACCCATTGGAGTATCAAGTATTGATGCCTTTCCGACCACATCATTGCCTTCAAAGTGAAGGTCAGTGATTAGGTGCGAAACTTTGTCGAGGTTGACGGTTGGACCATCAGGATGGTTCAGTTCGCCTACTGCCCGACCTTTAGAAACTTGTTCATCAACATACTTCTCGACGGCAGCTTCCATAATTGCTTTAGGATAAACTCTACCATTACGGTTCTTCTGCTCTGCTTGAGCAAATACACCTTCGATAACATATGACTTCTTGCCGTCTTTCTTTTCTTCGACGAGACACTGAAGTGTATTGTCATTAAATTCAGCAATAAGTTTCATGTTAGTTCCTTGATTGCAGTTTCTATTGATTTTTGCGCGTCCCTTTGACTACGGAACGTGTCTAACATATCTCCGTCTACATAAGCAACGAAACCCTTATCGGTCTTTTGTATCTCAGTTTTAATTCTGCGATATCTCTTAGACCAGACTACTTCGCCTTTCGCGTTACGTTGCCTTAATTCAGAGAAGTTAATCATAAATTATATTTATACGTTTTCTTCTTCTGATTCGTCCTCAGACTCCTCATCAGATAAAATATCTTCGATTTCGTCAGCATATAGACCCATCGTATCCTCTGGTTCCTCGTGCTCTTCCTCGTTCTCGCCTTCTTGATACTCAAGTTCTCTTGCTAACTGACCTCTGGCGAGTGGAGTATCCCAATCAGGTTCCGGAATTTCCATTTCTGCTTCCGCTTCAACTTCCGTTTCTGCTTCAGTTTCAACTTCCGTTTCTGCTTCAGTTTCAACTTCTTCATCGTCGGATTCTAAATCTTCCAACTCTGCTTCAACTTCTTCGTCAGAAATTTCTTCTTCGGCGTCATTGTAAACTGAGTTAGCAATACGAATCTTTTCTTGTTCAAGCGCATCATCAATGCGACCTTGTAACAAGTCGTTAAACATTTTACTAGAGGTGAATGCATCACCCTTTTCAATTGAGTTTACTAAATCAGCAACAGTTACAGTTACTGGTTCTTGAGTTTCATTAGCAATATCACTCATTTCAACTTCAGGTTTAGTTTCCATCATTATCTCCTGCTGGTTCATCACCTAATTGATCTTCTTTGGGACCCTCTTTAGCAATAGCGAGTTCCATTTCTTCTATTTCTTCATCTGTAAAATGAAAAACATTCTTCATCACCCAACCCTTAGACAAGTATTCTCCAACATATTGAGATGCTTGATCCATAAGTCCTAGTCTCTCGCGGAATACTTCTGCATCTTTGAGTTCGGTATAATGATTATCCTTATAAAAATCTACTCGAATACGATTGTGAAACAACTCCATCCAATCGCTGTCGGTAATAATACCTTTAAGCACAAGTTGCTGTCGGAGGATACCAACAAACAATTTACTAAATCTTGAACGAAGTCGCGAAATAAACTTTTGGAATTTAATTTCTTCGCGATTGATCTCAGTAGCACGACCAAGTGAATATGCTTGCTCCTGCTCTAGTCGAGATACTGGTACGTTCAGTGCTTGGTAAACCTTGCGCTGGAAATACTTAATGTCATCAATCTCGCCAAGGTTAGAACCGCCAGGAAGTGTAGTCACCTCCGTTCCTCTACCACCTTCTCGGCGAGGCAACCAGAAATCGTCAAGCATAGACATATGCTTTCTCGAATCCTTTAGTTCTCCAGTCGCCTGATCGTATACAAGTTTATTTCTATAACGAGTCATCAATGAGTTGACATATTCTTCTGCTTTACCTTTTGGCAAGTTACCTGTGTCAACATAAAAGATTCTTCGCTCAGGTGCACGCGCCAGTCGATAGATTATCAAGGAGTCTTCCATCATACGCAACTGATTGATAGGACGCAGTGCTTTATGAAGATGAGAAACAACTTTTGCTTTCGTGTCGTCTAGTACACCCGATGTTACATAACTTACTGAGTCAACGCTGAGTTTGACTGCTTGGTTTGCCGTTGGATCTGCCCCTACAAGTGCTCCATTTTTATTTTCAAAGTTTTTATCAGAGAACAAATAGAACTCTTCAACTTTGTTCACTACTTTTACGCCTGATGCTTTATCTTCTTTCTTTTTAACATTGCGAACCTTTCGCATCTTCATAGCATCAATGTATCTAATCTCTTGGATACCTGCTTTTAGATTCGTGTTATCTACAACTAGGTGGTGATATAATCTTCCATCGACATACCAACTACGAAAAATGTCATGAGCACGCTCATTAAACGTGAGCATATTCAAAACATTTTGGAATTCTTCTACAATTTTCTTTTTAATTCCTGGAGAAACTTCAACCCGATCAAGGTTGACTTCTACTACGTTCTCGTCATCAGGGATTACGATTGCTTCGTTTATAATTTCTTCTACCGCCATGTCAACTTCAGGATGAGTTGCTGCTTGACGATATTTGCGAATTAGGTCTGCCTGATCTTTTACTTGAAGATCAGCATAGATGTTCATATGAGTGCCGTATGCATATGAAGGAGCAGTTACATAACCTGCACCATCTTCATCAGTCGGCGGTACAACTGATGCAGCAGGGAGCGCAGTCACAGCGTCCTGATCTTTTTTCGCTCGCTTGATCTCAAAACCAAATAATTTAATTCCGTCGCCTTCTGCCATATTTGAAATCTCAGTTGTGGGAAAAAAGGGGGAGCGAACTCCCCCTGTTCTACTTTACTTATATCCTTATTGCAAATTAATTAAGGATAGCACTATTAGTCCAATAGTCGTACTCAATCGTTACTGTAAAGGTCTCAATTTCGCCAACCTGCGCGTAATCAAGATCAATCGCCGATACGTTAGAAGGGAAAGCATTTTTAAGAGTATACTTACCTTTTGCTGACGCCGTGCCTTTTTGATCTAACTGTGAAACTTCCATATCAACAGCATAAGTGCCGATACCAGAGTTGTTAGACTGTTGACCTTCATTGCCTTCGTGAGTATTCATGCCACTTGACCAACGCTCAAATGCTCCTCGAAGTGAATGATCTACGTCATTATACACAGTAATAGTCCATGGTTCGAACGATCGGTCACCTGCTAATTTTACAATGCGTCCGCGGAATGGTACTTCTACCAATCCAACAGTACTTGCGGGCAACTGAGCACCGCGACACATAAAACTAGCAAGTTCATTATTTCCAGAAGCATATCCTGGGAAATTGACCTTGACCTCGAACATATTGGCACGTGCGCCACCCTTAGCCAACTTACCGCGAAACTGATCTACATTAAGAATTGCCATTTTACGATCTCCTTGTAGTCGTTACGGGTTAAAATTGAACGCCAGAGTTAATGATCTCTTCAAAGTTCGCACCAGTTCGAGTAGCAACAAAGTTCAACGTAATGAAGTTGATGCTTCTAGATGGCTTGATGAAGAGTGTCGCAACGAACTCGTTACGATCAATAACTTCTGGGGTGTTGTTACGCTCGTCACACTGTACGAAGAAGTCCTGAATACCACGACGTGCTTGCACTTCACGAAGAAGTGGTTCAACAATCGCTACAAATTCAGCACGAGTAAACTCGTCGTTGAATTCGAACAGGAAGTTTCGTGCGGCAACAGAGATCGCCTTTTCGAGAACGAGGAACAAACGTCGAACATTGATGCGATCAAACGCAGATGGTCGAGCAAGTTTGGTCTTGTCTCCGAACAGGATAATACCACGTCCTGGGAACTGAACGATTGGGTTTACACCCTTCTTATACAGTTCGTCACGCTCTGCCTTATTAGGTGAATAAGCAAGATTGGTTACACCGACATACTCACCGCGTCGCTCACCAGCAGGTGACCACCATGGACCAAAGTTAAGGTCAGCGGCAGCCATAATACCAGCAGTGGTAGAAGCAGCAGGAATGTAGATATAGTTGTCATTGTACTTGTCGTATACACGCAAGAAGTTATTATCAACGATCAAGTAAGAGGACGCTGAATACTGGTTAGTAGTTTCCAGAGTGTCGTTTACAGGATCAATGTTATTGATAACGTCGTCACGGGCAGGAGAAGCAATTACAACACAATCCTTACGAGTCGTGCCAGCAATAGCAGCAAGATCGTTTACCAAAGTGACTTGATCAGTTGAAGTTGCCATACTTGGAGCAATCAACAATGAAACGTCAATCTGCTCAACGTCTTCAAATTCGTCGTAACCAGTTTGAAGGTCACCCACATCCAAAGTACCGTGGTCGCGACCGCCCTGCAAACCTGTGTTAGCAGAGTCGTTAGACCATGATACGTTTGTTGCGTAGTCAGTCGTAGTTTGAGGTGCAGTACCCCAGTTGCTAGCAGAAATACTGTTGACTGAGTCAAAATCGCCGAACCAAAGATATTTTGAACCTTGATTCAGTACAGTCTTGATGAAGTTGTCAGAACCGTCTACAGTTTTTGCACCAAGTGCTACTGAGACGAATGGGAAAGTTTCAAGAACAGTTCCTTTAGTTCCTGAGACTCTTCCATCGGAGTCAACTACAACAAGGTGAATTTCGTCATTCTTGACAGTTCCTGGTTGCTCAGACGCCCAATCCGAAGTTCCTGGGATAGCATCAAACTTATCTGCATAATCCCACGCTGCCCAGTTGGTAATCGTGTTTGGATGTGCTGCTGATTCACCTGAAGCGATAGCAAACATTGAAACTGCCAGAGAGTTACCGAGCTCTCCTGGATACTTTGCGACAAACATGTCGAGTCCAGATTGTTGCTCGTAGTGATCTTCATTCTTGACTTGCGTCTTAGTAGCAGTCAAAGAAGAGTTTAGTGCGGAGTCACCGATAGCAACGCTACCAGATGGAATCGCACGACAGACTTGTAGGTTACCAGAATATCTCAGATACTGCGCGCAGGAGAAATAATCTACTGCGAAATCAGCGTCTGGCGTACCAAATTCTTCAGCGAGTTCGTTCTCGCTAGAGACAATCGTTGGTACATTAACTGGTCCCCACTTAAATCCTCCTACATATCCAGCAAGCGAAGTATCGACATTAGGGACCACTGGGGTCAAGTCAAATTCGCGTACTACAATAGCAGGAGACAGTGATGGAGCTGTTAGTGCCATTTTAGTTTCCTCTTTGCAAAAAGAAATTATAAGTTTTATACATTATAAGGTAGGCACGCAAGTGCTCAATGCATTTATTTATATGTTGGCACATTTAGGTAAAATCTTCGACTATCTTATAGTCCATCCAAGGATCTACTTTTTCTTCATAACTAATTTGTGGCACTTCCTCTTGCTTAAATCCAAACGGAGGAACATCTTCTTCAATCTCTTGCATGCGTTGTTCAAACATCATCTTCTTAATATTAATATCTGTCATCTCAGCAAAGAACGTGGTTTGTACCAAGAAACCAAGCATTACCAAGTTCATTACCAAGTCATCATGGCATCCATCTTTCGCTTCGTACGAAGTTCCTCTTGCCTCAAACGTGCTGATTTCCAATATGGTGTTTTCATCAACAATTTCTAGTTTACGTTCTTCAAGCAGGTCTTTGAATCCTGAACAACCAAGACGTTTGGTTCGACGAGTCATCTCTACGCCGATACCACTAGATTTTACAGTAGAGGACATATGTACGTTTTCATATTCTCGTTCGTGATATAATCCTGTACAAACTAATTGACCTGCGTCATTAGATTCAATAACAACATATGCTTGATTATAAGAAGTCGCCCATTTATAAATAATATCTGGGAAGAGTAGTGGAGAAATAAGATTGTTGCGATACACTGCTACCTGTTTGAAAGGTCTACTGCTAATGTCGATGACGTTAAACG